AAGTACTGTTATGCTTCCAGGCGAATATCCATCTCCTTTAGTGCGCACGACGGTGGTGCACGCCCCCATGGTGTCTGGTTACACGACCGCGCGCCTTTTTGTGCAGGGGTCGCCGCGCCCGCCCGCGTTGCCGCTTGAAGACCACACCACGCAGGTTATCCTTGAAAATGTGAGTGAGGGCACCTTTTCAGTTCAAATCTTGCAGACGCAAGACCGCTCCCCGTCAGGCGTGCGCACATCGCTGACAGCCAGCCCAATTACGCTAACGCCAGGCGGACGACGCACGCTGACCATTGTGCCTTCAGGCTACTACTTGGAGTTTAAGGCCACGTCAGTTACGGGCCGCGGGGTGCTTAAGGCGCAGCTCGCGTCAAAGTTAAAGTGGGACGTCTTGGCGTTTAGCAAGGACGAGCAGCCGCCTGCCTTTAACGCCGGCTACGAGACGCTGCCTGAAACTTAAAATTCCGCGCTTTGCGGGTCTAAGATGGGTTTCAACGTCGCTGACTCAGACCCTTTAAGCTTGGTTGAGCTGCGCACCGCGGACACGTTCAAAAGTTGACCGGGCGCGCTGCTTTTCACGCCTTCTGACTGGTTAAAGACCTCTGCCTGGTTAAAGTTTGGCTTGCCTGCGCTGTTAAACTCGCCGCGCCGCAAGATAAAGCTGCTGTTTAAGGTGCTGTTGTCAATCACGTGCCGGCACCGCTCGACGTAGTAGTAACCTGACCACGGCGACGGCGAGGCTGTGGGCTCCACGGCGACGTTTAGAAAGTCGCCCACGCGGATGTAAGGGGTTTTGCTGGTTACCAGCGACAAGGTGTAAAGTTGGCTGCGCTCTTGCTCAAACTTGTTTTGCGCAAAGTTTTCGCTGTCGACAGCCAAGTTTTGGCCGACGTGCATCATGCAGTTGAGGTCAATCGACAGCTTGCGCAACTCTGGCGTGTTTTTGGCAAGTTTCAACACCTGGTCAAGTTTTGACTCGACGACGTGGGTTTCGCTGGTAAGCGGGTCAAACGTGATGACCTTGACGCGCGCGGCGCCGCGCGCGACTTGAAGCTGTGAAAGGTCATTTTGAAACAGCTCAACGCCGCGGGCGCTGCTGAAATAGTCTAACTCGTGGAGCTGGGCCTGAAAGTCAGGCGAGTGAAAGTGAAGCGCCCCGTCTTTGAAAAAGAGCTTGAAATTGCCGCGGCCGCGGTCATTAACCGCGCGAGACAGAAGCCGCCGCAGGATAAAGGTAAAGTCAGGCTCGTAGCTTTGAATTAAGCTGTAGGTGCCGCGCGTGGGCTCAATGACCGTCTGGCTTAGCTGGTTGAACTCGGCAATCTCGCGCACGATCTCCGAGATGGCGCCCTTGCGCGCCTGCACCCGGCTGGCGCGGTTAAACTTCGCAAAGTAATCTGCCGTGCGGATCCTGACGCGGTAGCCGTTGTTAGGGCCAATAGCCCGCGGGATGGCCACAAACTCGGTGATGAAATGCTGCTGCCACGGCGACCACCAAAAGTTGCCTGGCACCCCAAGGCCAAAGCGCACGTTGACATCTGGGTTGCCGGTGGACATCACCGCGGTTAAAAAGTTGTCGACGGTAGTCGCGTCTGTCGTGTCTAAGATTGAGACGCTAAAACTGGGCTCGTTAACCGACTCTTGGAACTCTGAGTAGACTAAAAAGCTTTCCTTAGCCCTAGCGCTAAACCCCACGTTAGGGCTAAGGATGATCTCAAAGCCCGCTCTTGAACTCTCTGCGACCATGTACTAGCTACTTGGCCGCCAGTGCTTGTGCTTGCGCTTGCGCTTGCGCCAAAGCAAGTCAGGGTCAATGTCGTCGTCAACGCCGGCGCCGATGTCAGCAGCGTCAACGCCGACGTCAAGCTCAGGCGAGCACCAGAGCCGGCCGCGCGGCGCCAAAATTTCATTGGACCAGACGGGCTTAAGCCCAGCGCTGCTTACCTGGTAAGCGGTGCCTTCTTTCAGCTCGTGGGTGACAAACGGAAAGTTAAACAGCCCGCTGGGGACGATGTTTAGCGTGGTCGCGACGATGGTCAGCTGGTTTTTTTCGCCGTAGTAAAACGTGGCAGCTTCTAAGTTCTGCCAGTGCCGGTAGCAAAACAGCTGGCCGTACTGGAACCACAACACGCCTGCCGAACCTTGCGCCTTGCAAAGTTGCTTGGCTTCAATTAGCGGGCCCAGGCACTGGCTGTCGACTACGGCGTCGGGTTTAAGTTCCAGGTAGTTGGAGATGATGCCGTTGTGGAAAAACACGATGTCTTTCCAGACAAACGGGTGGGCGTTCTCGTCAGTCTTCTGGCCGTGCGTGGCAAAGCGCGTGTGGCCGGCGCCCAACAAGCTTGTCGCAGCTTGCTCGAGCTTGGCGTAGTGTTTCTCAATAAAGACAAGCGGGTGCACCGCCTGCTTAAACATGTTCACCGTGTTATGCCGCTGGTCCAAGTAGGCCAAACCTGCCGAGTGCGGCCCGTGCGGGGCCGCCTGCTTGAACATCTGGCGCACAAGCGGCGCGTTTACTTTTCCTGCCCATCCAAAAATCGCGCACATGACATAGCCTACCGGAAGTTCGAAATTTGTAAACAATTAAAAACCAAGTTGCCTGGCGCGCTCAAAAACTTCTGACAGCGCGGCCGTGCCAAGCCCTGGGCCGACGGGCAACCTGGCAACTTCCCAGTGCTGGCTTTTGGCCCACGCGTCTTTCAGCTTATCTTTTCGGCGCTGCCATGGCAAGCGGTGAAACTTGCGGCTGTCAACCTCAAGCAAGAGCCGCAGCTTCGGCACGGCAAAGTCGTAGATGAACTTTCCAAGCTGAAATTCGGCGACTACCTTGAACCCGCAGGTTGACAGCGCCTCGCGCACCTCGCGCTCTGGCGGCGTCTCAGGGTGGCGAAAACGCGCTTGGCGCGACACTGGCGGCGTTAACCGGCAGTTGTCGCAGACAAAGTACCGCGTGTTATACCGCGCGCGGCTTTTGACTAACTTTCCTAGTGTCGCAGGCTTGAAGGTCTTGCAGACAGCGCACCGGTAAACTTTAGTCATACTTGGCGGTCACAGCTCGTCGACCCACTCGCAGCCGCGTTCCAGCGCCTCTAAGACCTCGTCAGTAAGCTCAAGGGCGTAAAGTTCAACGCCGACATCGCCGCCTAGCAGCTCGAGCAGCGCGCTGACAGCCTCAGGCGACTGCAAGATTTTTTCGCAGTCTTTAGGCCCAAGCTGGAAGGTTAGCTGCTTGTCTTTAACACGGTCAGGTTGGTAGTCGTTTAACAGCTCTTGAACTTCAAGCGGGATCATAGCTAGTAGTTAAACTGTGCGGTTTACAGAACGCAAAGAGTTTTTGACGGATCCTGCGCTTGTTACCAAGGCAAGCACAGTGACCGCATTAAAAATTTTTGCTAACTACGTGCGCGCGCACTCGGCCAAGCCACCGCCGAAGTTTTTTGAGCTCGACAGGTCGAACGCCGAGGTTGACCCGCTGTGGCACATCCCGACTGGGCCGCGCGCCAAGATTACGCGCGAGCTTGAAATTCCAGCCATCAACCGCTTTCAAAAGCCGAGCTGGAGCCTGACGCGCCTGGGCATTGTGCCGCAGCGCCGTGACGACTTTATCTTGGCCTACAATATCTTGCAGGAAGTTGACTACTTCCCTGAGCGCGGCGACCGCGTTTATTGGAATGGCTACCGCTACATCATCCTTGAGGTCGTGATTGACCCTGAGGCCTATTGGGGCCAGACGAACCAGTGGGTCGGGCTTCGCGTCGAGTGCGTGGTGCCGCCTGACGGCGACGCGCGGCCGTTGCCAAACCTGCAGACCCGCGCCCCAGTAGAGTTTTCTTCGAGCTATGTTCGCGGCGCAAATAAGTGACCTGGTGTGGTCGCAGTTAAGCGCCGCGTACCGCCAGTTAGACGAGCCGACGGCCAAAAAGGTAGCCGCTGAACTGTCGCGCTGGCTGGTTGAGGAGGCGCGCAAAAAAGACCTTCCTGACCTGCAAGACCGCCTAACAGACATGCTGCAGCGGATTGAAAAACTGGCCAGGTCACTGGTATTTAAGCTAGATGGTACGTACGTTTACGTGTGGGCAAATGGCGACGCGCAGGCAACGTTGACCTTGCTTGACCGCGGGTCGGACTGGTTTGTTGGCCACCCGAATTTAAGCTTAAAACTAGCAAAAATAGTGTTTGATGAACATGAACATTACTCAACTCCTTGACGAGGTAGACCTGAAAAATCCTGAGTCCATCCAGCTGGCGGCAAAAAAGTTGCTGGAGTCAGCGATTAAGTTCAACGTTGGCGACAAGGTGACCTTGATTGACGAGCGCGGGGCGCACGGCTGCCCTTACGTGGGCGCCGTGGGCACGATTAAAGGCCAGTCAAACAAGGGGTCTGGCTGGTATAACGTGGAGTTTGCCGACGGGTCGGTGCACCCCATCCAGGCCGACTTGCTTGTTCCCATCAAGTAGTCAATGCCCAACTTGGTTACTGCGGAGGCTGTTGTCAACCCAACGCGCGACGGCGACGCGATGCGTTGGCACGAGCTCGCGCTTCAACGCTGGTGCTACCAGCGTTTTTTTGTTGCCGACGGCTACCCGGTGCCAGTCTTATTTTCAGCCCCCATGGACGCGTACGCGCAGTTTAAAAACCTGTGGGGGGCTGACAACAACCCGTTTCGGTACTTGCTGGACTTAAAAGACAGCAACGGCACGCCAATTTACGCCCCGTACCCTGAGCCGCCAAAGTACCCGCTTATCTCCATCCACCGGCGCGGCTGGTCATACCGCCCAAGCCAAAATTACTCCTACCGGCGCTGGCGCCGCATCGCCTGGCCCACGGTGTCAGACACCGTTTACAAGCAAGACCTGGGGGCCGTGGTCACGTCAAGGATGCCAGCGGCGTGGAACTTCAGGTTTCAAGTTGACCACTTTTGCCTCCGGCCAGACACGCAGTCGGCGTTTATCACGAAGGTCATGGAGGCCTTTTGGCAAGCTGGCGGCGTGCCGCAAACTTGGATTGCCGTAAAGTACCCAGGGCACCTTGGGATGTTAAATGTGCGCATGTACCTTGACGGCGAGCTGGAGTCCGTCACGCCGGCTGAACCCCAGCGCGACACCATGGTCGAGTACCGCGCCTCATTCAACGTGACCATTGAGGGTTACGTGCCTGACTTGAACTACAAGATCTGCCCCGCGGTTTGGTCGATCGTGTTAAACAGCCGCGCGCCAGGCAGCCCAGAGCAGCTTGACCAGCTGTTTAGCACGGACTTGCGCTACTTGAACGCGAAGGGCAACCCGGTGTTAGACCGGCGCGACAACGTGCCGCCGTCGCTAGACCCGGCGCCAGGGGACTAGTTACTTTGGCAAACTGTAATTAGGTTATGGCTATTACTGAGCAGACATTTCCAGGCGTTTACGCGAAAGTTGTCGACAACAGCTTCTTGACCCAGACGTCAAGCCGGTTTCACGCGGGGATCATCGGGGTGGCTGAAAAGGGTCCGTTTGACACCCCCGTCCTGGTGCGCACCTTGAAAGATTTTCGGCGCGTGTTTGGCCGGTCGCTTGACAACCGCTACATGGCCAACGCCGTGGCCATGCTGGCTAACTTGAGCGACGGCACGGTGTGCGTGCGCGTGGGCCGGCGCTACGAGCCGGCCGTGACTGACGGGTCAGGCTCAAGGGATCAAACCACGATCACCACGCAAAACAGCGCGTACGTGGATCAAAACAGCTTCTTGCGCATTCGCAGCCCTGGCAAGCGCACGACCGTGGGCGTGAAAGTGCAAAGCAAGAGTGGTAATGAGCTCACGCTTGATAAGCCGCTCGAGGATGACTACAGCGGGGCGCACATTGACACGTGCCCCATTGGCGGCGATGACGAAACTAACGCGGCCAACGAGGCAGAGTCGTTCCTGTACACGTACCAGTACGGCGAGGCTGTCAAGGTAACTGGAAACACCGCTGTTGACATTAAGGTTGTGGGTGAGAAAAATAAGTTTGAATTTTTTTACTACACCCCTGACCAGAATGCTAATGGTGAAGAAATTGTTGTGGGCGACCTGCTTAAACTTGAGCAAGAGGGGCGTTACACGACGCGCGAGGTGTTAGTCAAGGACGTCAAAGGCCCGGTTAAGAAGACCATTGACGGGACAGATTACAACGAGTTTAAAGTGCTGCTGCACACGGCAAACGACGCGGAGCTTGGGTACCAAGCGCTGCCGCTGCAAGACAGTTACGATGACGCCAAGGCGTACAAGGTGGTCAAAAACCCACAAAATGCGCCAGAAACGAGCCTTTGCGCGCACCTGTTGGCGGCGTCAGCCGGCACTTGGGCGAACTCGGACGGCGCCCGCACTGGGTTAATTGTCAAGGTGGCGCCTGGCTCCAAGCCGGACACCAAAAAGTTGCTGGTGTATGAAAACTCAGCCCTCGTCGAGACCATCGACAACTTGAGCGTTGACGCTAACAGCCCTGACTACTACGTGACGCGCATCCAGGGCCGCTCAAGCTACATCACCATCTTTCCAGGGTTCACAATTAACGCGCACCCGGCGAACACGGTAGACCCGTGGAACTTGAGCGCGGCGAAAAAGATTAACGTCGCTGCCTTTGAGAAAGGCGCCAACGGGCTGACGCCGAGTGCGCAAGATTTTGTGGGCACGGTCAAGCCTGAAGATGACAGCCAGACAGGCTTGAAAGTCTTTGATGACGAAAACTTAACGGTGGACGTCATCGTGGCGCCTGACATCTCGACGTTGTTCTCCACCGACTACATGACTATCGCCCAGGAGATGGACCGGATTTGCCGCAAGATCTTCGCGGTAGGGCTGCTTGACGTGCCGCGCGGCTTAAACGCCAGGGAAGCTATCGACTGGCACAACGGCGAGAAGATGTACGCGTGGGGGTCAGGCAACCAGCGCTACTCGGTCAAGCTTGACACGCGCAACCTGGCGCTGTGGTGGAACTGGCTGCTTATCGCTGACCCATTTACGGGGGAGAAAAAGTTTGTGCCGCCGACGCTCGGCGTCTTGCGGTGCTTGGCGGAGACCTTTGACCACTACAAGCCGTGGTACGCGGCCGCGGGCGAGCTGCGCGGCGTCATCCCTGAGGCGTTAGCGGTGGAGTACGCCAAGGTGGCCCCTGAGACCCGCATGGCCATGTATGGCAACGGCAACAGCGTCAACCCCATCTTGGTGATCCGCAACCGCATCATGAACTTTGGCGAGCGCACCTTGCAGCGCGCCGAGAGCAAGTTGACCGCCTTCCACAACGTAGTGCTGACCAACTACATCTTGCGCAACTTGTCGGAGATTGGCAGGCGGTTTGTGTTTGACCCGAATGACCAGGAGCTGCTAGACCAGTTGAAGCTGGCCATCCGCAGCTTTATGGACTCGGTGAAAAACGACCGTGGCGTGGAAGAGTACTTGCTGGTCTTAGACGAGACGAACAACACGGCTGAGACCAGAAACCGGCGCGAGGTGATCGTCGACCTGTCGTACATCCCGACTGACGCGGTAGAGCGTATTTACATTAACGCGACGGTGCGCGAGAGCGGCGCCGAGCTGAACTCAATTCGCTAAGGCGACTTATGGCAAAAATGCAGTACAAGAACCTGTGGGGCTCGCAAAATTCGGGCTTTGACCAGCAGCGCGCTGACCTGTTCAAGGTGCAGATTCACCTGCCGAGCATCTTAGGCGGCGTTACCAATTGGAGCAACGACGTTGAGTTTGCGGTCACGCGCTTTCCGTTCCCTGAGCGCAAGCGCGAGGTGATTGGGGTCAAGTACCTTAACTTGACGAACTACGTGCTTGGACCTGACACGCCTGTCGGCCCGATTGAGATCCCGGTGCGGTACGCGTTTAACCAAGCTACGGCGCAGTTGCTGGAAAAGTGGCACCAGCTGACGTCAAACCCGCACACCGGCGGCGTGGCGCAGACCACGTTGGTGAAGGCCCAAGGCGAGTTTTGGTGGCTGGTGCCGAACATGGCGGACCAGGAGCGCATCCCGCAAGCTGAGACGGGCACCGCGATGCGCCCTGGCCTGGTCTACAAGCTTGAAGGTTGCCTGATCACGGGGCTGAAGCCGAGCAACGCGGACATGTCAGCCACTGGCGACAGCGCGCTGGTCATGCTTGACTTCACTCTTAACGTCGACCGCTACTACCCGTTAAACGTTAACGCGATGGTCATCAAGCCTTAAGTTATGACTGCCTGGCTTGAGCGTGTCATCGTGAAGTTGGCTGAAGCCATCGCGGTGCGCTTGTTCCAGTTTGTGGCCAACCGCAAGCACGAGCTGCAAGACGTCACCACCCCTGGCGACATCAAAAAGCAGTGGCATGACTACATTGAGAAAAAGCTTAAGGAAAAGCAGTAAGCTCGTCTTAGCCGCGCTGCTCGCGTGCGCCGCCGGCTGCGCGACGCGCACCGTGGTCATTGACAGCCAAAACGACGTCGTGCGGCTGGGCAAAGGGGTGCGCGGGCCGGTTTACGTGTGGCAAAACGGGCAGTGGGTGTTGGTGGGTAAAACCACCCTGCCTGAAGGCTGGTACGCGGGACCTGGCCCGGCAGCCAAAAAGTGACTAAGCTTTCGTGGCAGTATTTTCTGGCGCGGCAGCCTGCTGGGCTTTGCGCTTCTGCAAGATGGACCACACCACGCCGATGGCCGCGATGACCCCGCCCACGATCGCCTGCCAATCTCCTTCAGTGACATTGCCGGTAGCGATTAACCCACCCCCGATGGCAGTTAAGATGTGGCGCACTACGCCGAGCACTGTTTCTTTCATACCTTTAGAAGAACACGTTTAAGCGCCCGCAAGTCTGTCGCGCACTGTCACAATTTACTCGTCTAACTCCAGCGCGTCTTGCAGTGGCAGCATTTCTTCCGCGCCGCTGGCCGGCGTGTTAGACTGAGGGTTGTCAGGCTTGCATTCCGTGTAAAGCTTGTACTGCCGTTGCGCCCACTTGCGGGCAAGCACCGTGTGGCTGTCGGGTGCCGAGTAAAAGCCTGCCTGCTGCAAGAAGGTATTAAACATCATCAGGTTATCTTTAGCGCGCGCTTTTCCCCAGCGCACGCGCTTGTTGTGGTTGAGCACCTGATTAAGCACCTGGCTTAAGAAAAGCGCGCAGGCAACCACGTAGTCTGGGTCAAGCGTGCCAGGAAACAGCCTAAACTCGACTGTGCCCAGCCGGTCAAACGTCTTAAAGTTCGCCCAGGTGTTTTTGTCTTGCCAGATTTTAGGCACGTTGGCGTGGCGCCTGGCCACCCTGCAAAATTCAAGCGGGATGCGCGCGCAGTAGTAGCAATTTCGCCGGACAGGCGGCACGATCATGAAAAACGCGTCTTCGTAGCGAAACAAAAACTTGAGCAACTCGACAAATTTGTCCGCGTAACCGGTTACGCCAAAGTGGTAGTGCAGCCCGCAGCGCGGGTTGATTGTGCCGCCCACTTGCGCGATAAGCTGGCCCACTTGCGCGTGCGCCTTCAAGGCGTCCAAGGACGACAAGACGGGCGACACGGCCTCATAGCCAAGTTGGTTTGGCCTGTTGCCGCAGCTTCTGTCGGTCTTCAAGTCCCACTTGGTAAATGAGACCGGCGACTTGCGCCAAGCCCCGTAAAGCTCGTTTTTGAAGCCGGCCTTCTCCATCTCTCTTGCGAGTTGAGAAAGCTGGCTTCTTGACTTCAGGGCAAACTCAAATTCCCAGCCGACTGTAAACGGCAACTTGCTCATAGGCGTCCATACCTGAAAGTCTTATTTTGTAAACAATTATTCTCCCAGCATCTTGAGGACAGCAGGCAAGTTGCGCTCGTAAACGTGAGCAGAGTGCGCGAAGTGCCGGTAGGCGCCCACTTTTAACGTCGGATACTGCGGCAAAAGCTGCTGGCGCATGCGCAATAAGAGCGAGCAAAAGAAGGGGATGTCATAGACTGCCCCGAAGTAGTAGTCGTTGGAGCGCATGCAGATGGTGAAGTTCAACATGTCGTTGCGGATTAAAAAGATGCCGTGCATCGTGCACGGCACGTCTTTGTTGCCGCGCCAAAGGTGCTCGCGTTTGTTGAACTTCAAGACGGCCTGGCGGGTTTCCTTGTCTTCTAAGAGGGCGAGCTTTGCCCACTCCCACGGGCTTCGCGCGACATTCTCAAACGCGGGGTTGCCGCAGCTCTTGTCAGCCCAGATCAAGTAGCCGTAGGCCGAATTTATGGTGCCGTCTGGGTTGCTTAATGGCTCCCAAAACTTGCTGGCGTGGGCGAAGTCAGCCGCGCGCCGCGTGGTTGACTCGTAAAGTTCAAGCTCCTTCAGGGTGTAGTCCCTGATCTTCGCGTTTCGCTCGGGGTCTTTGGTTTGGATGGGCTCAGCCGACGGTTGTCGGATGGTTAGCAGAAAGTCAACTTTTTCGCGAATAGGCTGGCCGCGCGGCGCTGACTTGAAGTCAGGGTGGTAGACAATCTCATGCAGCGCGGCCAGGTAGGCCTCATGTGTGGTGTCAAACGTCATGCGACATAAGAACTTGGCTGAGCTGGCGCTTGAAGCCCTGGCGGTCAAAACGCCGCCCGTACTGCGGGTGCGGCAGCTCGACGCACTTGACGCCGGCGCGCCTTAACGTATTGGCGGCCTGCTTGCCTAAGCCGATGACAGTGAGCTCTGGCTTGAAGGCCAAGATCTCCTTAAACTCGTCGCCGTCATTGGCGTTGGTCCACATGCCAAGCTCGGTGGCAAAGTTCAAGCTGTCAAGGCATGCGGCCAGAAACAGGCTGCAATTTCCGTGCTCGTAAAACGGCCAGCGCACTTGGCGCAACTTTGGGTTGACACGGTCGCCGACAAATAAAAACTTTGCCGCCACGATGTGGCCTAGCACGTTGTGCGTGGAAAATTTCAGGGCGCTTGGAAGTTGAAGTTGGCGCCAAAGCTGCAGCCTATCGACGATGACCTGGCAGTAGTCGTCAAGCTTGTCGCCGTAAGCCTCAATGGAGTACTCCACGACGTCAAAGCGGCCGCGCCGGTTAAAGTGCCGCACAAACGCGCGGTAGCTGGCTGAAAGTTGCTGGATCTTGTCGTGGTAAAGCTCGTCGCGCACCTGGCGAAGCTGGGCGTGCCGCCTGGCCAGGTCGTCAGCGGGGCTGTTGCAAAAGATGTAAAGCGCCGCGTGCTTTAGCAAGACGCGGTCAAGCAGCTGGCCTAGGTGCGGGAAGCGCGTGCCGCCGCGGTACAGCTGGCCGTAAATTAACTCTGACGGCCAAAGGCGGTCTAAGATGACAAGCTTGCCCGTGTCGGCGAGCTTTAAGGCCTTGCGCAACAGCGCCGTGTGGTAGTAAAAGATCTTGTCGCACCAGCGGTAGTCCGCGTGCAAGACATGGGCGTTAAACTGGCGTTGAAACGCGGCCGCGAGCGTGGTCTTGCCTGTGCCGTCAGGGCCTTCAATGACGATGACACCAGACATTAGCTGTTGGCAGGGCGGGTCAGGTGAAACAGGCTGTTGTTGCTGTGCTCCGGGTACGCCGCCGCGACAAGCGACGTAAAGGCGGCGTGCGACAGAAATTTTTTGGCCTTGACAAGCACCGGGTCTGACGCAATTTTAGCCTGCGCGTCTTCAGGCAAGTGCTTGAGCGCGCAGAACGTGCCAAAGGTGTCCTCGAGCTTAAAGCCAGCTTCTAACACGACCTCGACCTTCGCGTCGTACTCCCACTCGCGGCTTTCGCCGTGCTCGTCCACGTGGTTTTTAGCCACGCTGTCAGACACCCCGGCGTTGGGCGTGGAGAACAGGCACGTGCCGCCGGGTTTGGTCCAGTTGTAAAGGCGCTTGATGAACTCTAACCCGCGCTCGCGCGGGATGTGCTCCAGCACCTCAAAGCACACCACCAAGTCAAATTGGCCTGGCCAGCCTTCCAGCTGGTCGTAGCTGTCCTCTAAAAAGTCAGTCTTAACCAGGTTGAGCGTGACCTGCCAGTGCTCGTCTTCTGCGGGCAGCCAGTTTGGCGTGGCGCGGAGCTCAAGGCCCCAGTACGTGAAGTTTTCCGCCGGCGCCCGGTTGCGCCATAAAAAGTAGGGAAGTTGAAGCTTGCCGCACCCGACGTCCAGCAGCGTTTTGACCTTTGACTTGGTCAACACCTTCCAGACATACGCGTAGCGGTTGACGTGTCCGAGCCAGTCGTTGTGCGTGACGTAGCCGCGGTCGACAGACTCGCTGGCTAAAAGCTCGGTTAAGTTGCAGTTGTGCGCGTTGGACTTGGTCAGCTCAAAAAAGCGTCGAATTGCCATGCAGGTAAGAACTAGTTGTTGAGAACTTCGACGTCTTCAACGCCAAACCACGGGGCAAACGTGACCTTGCTCTCGCAGCGCGCAAAAAAGTCCTTCAACTTGTCTGCGTCGCCCCACGGGGCCCGCACCAGCAAGTTGCAGATGGCGCTTAAAAGCCGCGCTAACACGTAGTGGGTGACGTGTTTCGTGGGCCTTGAGGTTGCCACAAGCGTAATTTGGCCGTCAAAGTCGCGCTCGGCGGTCTTGACTGACAGGCAAACCTCGCCGCGCAAGTCGACAACGCGGGCGGTAGCCTTGTACGGCCCCTCGCAGCAAATTTGCACGTTATAGTAAAGCATGTCAGTCCACAGCTAAGACCGGCGCGCCGGTGTCAGACAATACCGGCGCGCCGGTTTCTGTCACCACGATGCTGCCAACTTTTGGCGGCGGCGCGACAGCCGTGGCAGAAACTCCAAACGCCCCTCTTAACAGCAGCAGCGTGTACGCGTAGGTGCCGGGGTGCCTGAACTCGCGCGTGCCTGTCACATTCAAAATTTGAGGTTTGGCGGCTTCCAGCCACCGCCTGACGGCAAGCGCCGTCAAGCCTAAGTCTGACCCGACAGGCACAAGCAACAGGTACTTGTTGAGCGCGCGGGCAAAGTTTACTGCCTTTGCAATCCGGCTTTTAAGCGGCGGCTTGTAAATTACCAGTGTCCCGTTGCTGCGCTCCACGTTAAGTTTAGCCCACTCGTCTGCTGTCAGCGCGGCAGGCACCAGCGGATAACGGTCTGGGATGAACCCCAAGTCAGACATCCGGCTCTTTAAGCACCACCCGCCGGCCTGCAGCCCTGCCTCATTGGCAAAGTCTAGCCCCGCCTGTTCGGCGCCACTCTGGCCGCCAGCGATAATCTTGTAAGTTGACTGACAGTGACGTGTCATATCCTAAAATAACTAGCAAAGTCTGCCGCCAGGCAAGGTTCTAAAAATTGTAAACAAAATTAAAGGCACTTTTAGAGTGTAGTTAATTGGTATGGCTGAGTCGTCATTGCGCTATCTGAAAGTTGACTTTGAAAGTCACCGTGACGCGCTTATTCAGCGGGTCAGGTCGCGTTGGCCGGGAATTTGGAACGACTTTGCGTCAAGCTCGGTGGGCTTGATGCTCATTGACCTGATCGCGTGGTCAACGGCGACACTGGCCTTTTTAATCAACCGCGCGGCAGCTGAAAACTTTATCCCGACGATGACCCTGCGCGAGTCGGCCGTGCGGCTTGGCGCCCTGGTGGGCTACCAACTTCGCGGCCCGGTGCCGGCAAGCGTGGCGTGCGAGGCCACGTTGTCGTCGCCCGCGGCCTCAGATGTCACGATCGCCAAAGGCACGCTGGTGCGGCTGGGCGAGGGCAACTTGCCCTTTGAGGTAAGCCGCGACTACGTGATCCAAGCGGGCAAGCTGTCGCCTGAAACCCGCGTCGTGGTCATCAGCAGCAGCTTGACAGGCGCCAAGGTCTTGTCCACTAACGTGGTCCTTACTGGCGGCTCGCCGTACGTGGACCTAATTGACTCGTCAATTAACTTGTTGCACTACGTGCAGGCGGGCCAGGCGTTCCGCCAGTTGCCGTCGCCGACGGCAGGCGTGGAAGAGATCTACACCATCAAGTCGGTCGAGTCCGCGCCGGGCGCGCTGAGCTACAACCGCCTGGTGATTACGCCGCCGTGGCACGGGCCGACAATTGACAGCGCCGTGCCAGAGGGGTCAACCACCGAGTGCGCCGCGGAGGTCTACGACCGGCGCATCTTGCTGGTGCAAGGCCAGACGTTAAGCGACCAGTTTGTCTCGCCGTCGGGCGAGGCGGCTAACTTTTCGGTCAAGTTAAGCCACACGCCCGTCATTGAGGGCTCGGTGCTGGTCACAGTGAACGGCGAGCGCTGGGAGCAGCTGAGCTCCTTGGCCGTGGCTGACGCCGCCACGCGCGGCTATGAGGTGCGCACGCTGCCCTCTGGCCAGACTGTCGTGCTGTTTGGCGACGGCACGTTTGGCCAGCTTATACCGCAAGACGCGGCCATTACGGTCACGTACCGCGTGGGCGGCGGCACGGCAGGCAACATCCCAGTGGGCACGGTCAACGTGTCGGTGGTCGGCACGAGCCTGAACGGCCTGGTCATCGTGCCGCTGCGCAACGACACGTCTGGCGGGCAAGGCGGGCGCGAGCCTGAGAGCCTTGAAGAGGCCCGCGTCAACATCCCTTACTTTGTGCGCACCAACGACCGCGCGGTCACGCTTGACGACTACCAGACATTAGCCCAAAATTACAAGCACCCGCAGCACGGCTCGGTGGCCTACGCGCGGGCGTCAGTGCGCACTGACAACGCGCTGCTCGAGGGCAACGTGGTGGTGGTCTACGCGTGGACCACCGGGGCGTCCGGCGGCTTGGAGCGCCTGTCACTGCCGCTAAAAGAGGCCTTGCGCGAGTACCTTCAAACTAAGGCCGTGGGCACGGACTACGTCGTGGTGGCCGACGGCACCACGCGCCCGGTGCCGGTGAGCTTGAGGTTTAAGGCGCTGGCAGGCTTTGACGTTGACCAAGTAAAAGCTGAGGTGCACAAGGTCATCCGTGACTTTATCCTGCGGCTCAGGCCAGGTCAGCCGGTGGTGCACTCTGACTTGCTGCGCGCCCTTGACGAGGCCTACGGCGTGGACGCGGTCACAATGGCCACGCCGACGTCAGACCTGACAACCTCGACCCCGACAGAGTTGTTTGTCCCGCCAGACGACGAGTTTGTCTACACGCTGCCGCGCGTGCCCGGGGTGCTGTCTGACGAGTACATCATCCAATTTCCAGTCGCCCCGCTGGCCGCCTGGTCATTTCGGGCTTTTTTAGGCATGTCAGAGCTTGCCGTGGTGCCCGACGTTGAACCGGGTTACGCGCGCTTGCTCGGTACTGGCCTCTTGTCAACCTATAAGTCTAGGGTCAACCTCCTTAACGGAAAGGCACTAATTTACACGCGGTCTAGCGAGGACTTTAAGGTCGCGCTTAACTACGTGGACGGGTACAACCGCGAGCGCGTGGTCAACGTCTACGTGGGCTATACTGGCGACAACTCCAGCGCGAAGCGCCAAGAGATAAGAAACGCGCTAAAGGCGTGGGGCAACAACCTGGCAGTGGGGTCAGCCATTTACGCCGGCAACCCGGCGCGCGTGGCGACAGAGTATGACACCCAGGGCATCTTGGTGTCAAAAAGCAACGTCGCGGCGGTAGTTGCGGCCGTGCCCGGCGTGACCGCGGTAACTCGCGTCGCGCTTGACACCCCGGCGAACTCAGACTTTAGGATTACCGCGACTGACTTTGAGCTCCTGAAGCTTGGGCTGATCGTGCTGAACAACCGGTCAGATTAAAATATGAGCGTCAGCACCTTTTGCGCCGTGTTGAGCTCTACCTTTTTGGGGTAGATGCTCGAGTGCAAAAACGGCGCGTCAGACTCTACCTTGACTTGCCACCCGGCGGTGTCTCGCGGGGTCCAGGCCAGCGAAAAGTCAGTCTCCTCGCCGGTCTCAACGTGGCTGAGCGTGACGTTGACGTTGACCCGCTTGATGTAGATGTCAAAGCTCTTGACCCCGTAGCTGCGCGCGTCGGTGACAAGTTCCCACTCCACGGTCACCTCAGGGCTGTCACTGACTTCCAGCATGTTGTTGCCGTAAAAGTCCACGTCGCTGACCAGCGTGTAAAAAGTGTCCGCCTCTTCAATAAGCTGTTTCACCCTAAACGCGTTCATCATAAGTTAAATACTGTAGTTACGACAGATGAACACTTTTGCGCAAGATTCTCAGGTGGTCGCAGAGACTGAAGGCACGCTGTTTTCCCTTATCCAGCAGGGGCCAGTCGAGTCTTTAGTGCAGCTGCGAAACGCGGGTGTCAACACCATCAACTACCGCTTTCAGGAATTTAACGGCGTAACTTGGTTGGACTTGGCTGAGCTTGGCACTGACCTGAACAACACCTTGGTAGCAGGGCAGGTGCGGCACCTCAAGCTTAACTCCAGTTACTCGCAAGTGCGCCTGGTAGGCCACGCGTCCGGCGGGTCGCTCTTAGAGTTTTCGGTAACGCGCTACCACAGCCGGCCTAGCGGCGGCCCGCTGCCGGTGTTAAACCTGTGACATGGAAAGCTCCACCCGCGCGGTTACCAGCAAGCTGGTCGTCTCGCCGCTGCCAGTTGGTAAAGACTCGCTTTTCAAGTCAAAGCGCTGGAAGCTTGAAAGGTCAGTTGAAGTGCGCGTGGCGGGCAAGCGGTTTAGCGTGCCCGCGGGCTTTGAGTTTGACTTTGCCAGCGTGCCGCGGCCGTTTAAGCTGCTGTTTCCTGACGACGCCATCTACTCATTTGCGGCGGCGTTTCACGACTACTTTTACCAGCGCGGCACTACGAGCAAGTGGCTGGCAGACGCGCTGTTTTACGAGCTGCTAGTCTGTGTCGACCGCGTGCCTAAGCTAAGCGCCTTTATGATGTGGCTTGGCGTGGTCCTCGGCGGCTGGCCAGTTTGGCGCAAGTACCGCCAGCGCGACCGCCAAGCGGCTAGTTGACGCGCCGGCCTTCTAGCACCTTTGACACCACCACGAGCGCGCCGGCCAGCCCTGAAGCCTGAAGCGCTTCGACGTTATTTTTGCCCCACGCGATGAGGACGCTGGCGGCGGGCTTTCCAGTTGAAAGCTTGCCGTCTGGGGTGTAAAAAGAAAGCCGGCCAGGCAAGAACAAAAAGGCGTCCGCGGTGCGCCACGCGATAAAAAAGGCTTGCGTTTCCACGCGCGCGAAGACAAGGGCGATGCAGTTGCCGTGCTCCGCGCACTTTTGAAGCCAGCGCTTGGTGTGCGGGCCGTACGGCGGGTTAACCCAGCCGCGTAGTTTCGGGTCCCAAGTTTTAGCCAGGCCGTCGTCTTTCTCAGTCCAGTTGATGGGCGCTAAGTCCCAAGGCCTGGGGTCGGCGGCGCACGGGTCAAAGTCAAACTTGCCGGGCGCCTGCACAAGCTCTGGCGGTGTCAGCCAGATGTTCGTGTTTCCTTGGTAGGGGCGCTCGTAATTAAAGCCTAACCGTGACATGTTAAATTCCAGGGTCGTAAGTTTGCTTTGGCGGGTTAGCCGGGTCAATGTTGAAGTCCTTAAGTTTGCGCTCTAAGATGGCCAGCTCGCGCGTCCGGACGAGCTGCTTTTGGCGCACGCGCTCCATGATCGCCGTCGTGCGCTTAAGCCAGTGGTCAGACTTTTCAATGGCGCAGATCAGGCCTGTCCGGAGCCTCAAAAGCCTGTCGACATGTTCAGGTTTCATAGCAGTTCAAGCATGTGGTCTAAAGCTTTAAGCTCAGCGTCAACTTGGCGCGCGGTCAGCAGGTTAAACTGGTGGGCCCACTTTTTCGCCAAGCCAGACGCCGCTAAGAACTTTTGCGTGGTGACGACGTCGTCGTCAACAAGCAAGGCCCTGGGGTGGGCTAAGAGGTGCTTGGCCTCAGTCAAGATCAGCGGCTGGCTGAAGTGCGCGCGCACCCACGCGAACTTGCCTTCTGGGGCGTAGGTAAACT